CTCCAGCTGATATTCTACGAAGCTCGTGTATTGGCATTCGTCTAATATGACCAGCATATATAAGATCACTAAATCCAGGATCTTTTACATCATTATGTATGAAGTCTATAGGATCTACATAGTTTGTTACGATACCATAGTTAGGGTCATTCTCTCTTTTCACAACAGCCATCCCTAAAGTAACAATGTCGTTAACACATCGTCTGTAAACTTTGTCGTGGAAATCATTCCAGCTTAACGTCATATTCGTAGCTATCTGTGCAGCTACCTCTGCAGACGTTTTGATCTGAGTATCCATAAAGATCTCAGCTTCTTCTAAAGTATCTGGTATATTTTCTACATCAGCAACATCTACTCCAGTTTTATCTTTTATGTTTTGTAAAGCTTTCTTTGCATTTACAAGAGACTCTTGTTTTTTCTTTTCCCTTTCTTTTTCTGAAGAAGAGATAGGATCAACAGCTTCTAGATTCGGATAGGGTTCTCTAGACAAGATCTTGTTTACAACGATTCTAACAAACTTAGGTAAGATCGGTACAGGAGTAAAGTCTAAGTTTAAAAAACTTCCATCTCCATTGTTTGGATCTAAACTTGTTAGAAGCTGTCTATAGATACTTGTATCCTGCGTACCTCTAGCGTATGCTCTATTCTTTACAAAGGTATCTTTTCGCTTTCTAATTAGCGTGCTTCCCTGTGTTCCTGAAGACCATTGATTGTAAATAGCCTTAGCGTACCTTAAACCATAATCCTTGCTTTCCTTTTCTGATTCAGGAGCAAGCGGATCTGGGAAACCACCTTTTTTATTACTTTGTGTGTTACCGTACATTAGTGCAAATATAGTGAAATTAAGAGTGCCATTGTTTTACTTTGTATTTTCTAAAAAACTTTGTTTCATTAAGTTTCTTTTTGGGCTTTTCTTTCTTTACTTTTTGTGCAGCAAGAAGAGCTAAACCAGAGCTTATCGTTAAGTCAAACTTGGTTCTATCGTTGATTTTATACCCAATCCAATCTTCAAGAGTTCTGTTAAAATACATATGTCCTACCTCACCTGTTTGAGCGTTTTCTCCAACGTGATCATGTATGTATGCTTCTATTGCTTGAGCATGCGACTGTATAACATCTTGTGAGTTTGATGGGATTCCTTTTGTCTTCACATTTACTTTAGATGTAGAAGAGCTAAGATGTTTAGGTCTATCCATAAGATAACCATCATAACCTCTTGATTCAAAGTATCTTACAATGCCGTATTTGTTATTCTCCACAAGAAGAGGGTATCCATAGTAGAATGCACACATAAGAACATCCTCATAAAATATACTTGCTAGATCTGGACGAGAAGCGTATTCTATTACAAATGAGTTACTTAGACCCTCCATGTTAAACTTATTGTATAAGTGCATGGCTCCTTTAGATCCTCTACCGTCAACCGTTGCATCTAGATCATAGCTATCGACTCCCCCTACACCAATGTGAGCATTCCCTGGTTTTCTTTTACCATACTCTTCTATGAATTTATTTCTATTACTATCCTTTGGTTGCCAGGACATTCTAAATCTACCGTTAGGGTCTGGAGAGAATATAACCTCTTTATCTTTTTCTTTCCACATAAAATTACCTCTCACTACTGGAGTAGGAAATAGATTGTTGTTAAAATCAATCTGCTGATAGATCTTACCTATATTAAACAAGCTGCCGTCTATACTATCTCTAAATGCTTCTTCTTCTGTAAACGGAAACTGCCTAACAACCTCGTTTAGTTCTGATGCATCTGCTTTGAGGCTGTCCCTTTCATTCTTTAAATAAGTTTTACTACCTAGTCCAACAAGATCCCCATCTAATCCTTCTATGGGTTTGCTAGGGTTATCTATTACTGGATTGCCATACACATCAAAGAAACCTTCTAGAGCTTCGTATGCAGGTATAAATATTCTGTAAAGTCCAGTCTTTGTTCTTCCGTTGGCATTCCTTTCGTTTGGATCGCTATCCTCCCATAGCGTTTTATATTCTTTACCACCCTTATCCATAGGGTTTACTGTGCTACCAACAAGACCTTTACCTACAATCCTTCTACCAACAATCAAACAAGTTCTTTCTATCCTCCAAGCTTCTCTTATATCGACTGGCTTCTCCCACTTACCTGCCTCATCCAAGTACAGCATATGTAGCTTCTCACCATCGTAAGCATTGTTTGTTGTGTTCTTCCAGTTGACTATAGTGTTTAGAGCATCTCCTTTGAAAGATGTTTTGTTATTCTTTGTAATACGCTTTGATGGCTCACGAAAAGCAAGCTCCATTCTTGGGTTTGTTGTTCCGTCTTGTATCGGTTTAAAAAAGAAAGGGTACGATTTGAATATCGGTACTACTTTCTTCATAAAGATATTCTCCTGAGCGTCTTTACCAGTCTTCGACTGTATTCCCAAAAGCTTGTCTTTAACTTGTGTAGACTCGTCAACAAGAACAGAAGCACAGATATTAGTATAGCCAGAACGCCTACACTTAGTATATAGCTGACCGATACAACGGGGATCAGCTTCGCACGCAGCCATGTGAAGAAATATTTCATTTTGATAGGTAAGGTATGATGGATAGCCGATATCAATTTTCGACCATTGTAAAAACATATAGTGTCGTCCTGTAATGTACGTAGGCGTGCCATGATTGTAAAACCAAACACCGTTACGCCTGCGCTCAAACTCCCCTTCGATGTAGCTAGAAAACTTCTTTCTAAACTCGGGAGGTTTCTCGAACCACTCATCCATAGTTCGTACATTTTGCAATTCTTTGGGCATAGGAATGCGTTGCCACATCTGCATATCCTTTGGTTTTTCATGGAAGAGGATTTTAGATCGCTTCGGTTTTTTCGGTAACACAACGAGTAGCCCATGGAGTTCAATACTCTCTCCTTGCGTACCGTTAGGGTCGATCTTAATCCCTTTATCTTCATATCCATCTATTTCTACAAGATTCATTACTTACTTCTTCCATACTTATCCATACCCCCTATACTAGGGAAACCTTTTTTAGGGTTACTAAGTTTCATGTACTTATTACATGGACACTTAATATCATAGACAGCTTTACCTTCATGCATCTTGATGACAGCAGAAGTTACTTCTACTTCGTGATCACAGCATTCGCATTCAAATTTTTTCATCTGTATCATTTTTTCTGCCTTCTATCCACATAAGATAGGCTTCAATTTCATCTTGAGTAATAGTCATACTGCAATCGCTCCACCAGTTACTTTGAGAATCTTTCTGCGAATCCTCCTGAGTAGTCTTTTTCTTCTTTGATCTTCCCATTTTCTTTTAGTTCTTTCACCATCTGCTCTAGTTTCTGTCTTTCTATAATAAGCTCTTTACAGTCTATTGCAGTTTGTTTTATCGATTGAAGCTCAGCTTTTCTAGCACTACCATTTATTTCTGGATCTACTGGCTTTTTTATTTCTTCTATCATGTTATTGATTGCTATCTGCATACTCTCCATGAGCTTTTTAGATGCATCAACAGTCTTAAACTTCGACATACATTAAATCATCAGGGCGGATTCTAAAATAGATCTTACCATCTATCTCTATTTCATAGTCGCTTCCTTTTTCAAAGCCAACTATATCGCCAGGTTTAACATCTAAGTATTCAGAACGTTCATTATGTTCAATGAACTTAGCCTTCTTAACAGGAACCTCTTTCAATCTAACCACCTCTATATCTCCTACCATCTCATTACTCTGATCTTCAATAACAGGTTCTAACAACAGCCATCCACCAAGAGTTTTTATCTTCCCTGTCTTTTTAGACTTATAAGCAATAGCTTGATTGTTTAAAATATGCTCATCATCATAACGAACAACATACTTATTATCACTGGGCTCAAGCCCCAACTCTTGTCCTTTTTGTATTACAACATGGTGATGAAAGTAAAGAGTGTCACCTGGAGAAACACCTGTTTCGTGTTTTAAAGGTGTAGAAACAACCTCACCTCCAGTAACTCTGTGTTTAAATTCTTGATACTTTGAGTCTAAGTAAAGCTCCATGCCATTACTCATCTTAATCGTATCCTTTCTCGTCTTATCTAGTTTGACGATAAAGCATCTTAATGATCTCATAAATTAAAAGTTTAAATCAAATTCAAGTAAACAAGACATGTCATCAATGGCTTTCCATAACATGTTCTCATCATTTTGTTCTACATACACAAGGTATCTTGTTTTACCATGTTTGTACAAATGTCTTTCGTCTTCTATTATAGCGCTTATCTTTCCGCTACCTGCACGCATACCTATATAATAAGCCATGCCGTCTTTAGGGTCTTTGCCGACCACAATTTTTCTAATAAGTCCTTCCATTTTATTCCAGTTCAATTCCAAGGTCCCCTAGAAATCCTCCTAAGCCTGAGTCTTGTTCATCGACATAAGTTCTATCCATAATGTCTTTCATCACTTGTAACTCTTGACGAGATACTAAATTGTAACTGTAGACGGACTTAACTTCTAGTTCGTTACCTTTTTCGTTTTCAATTAATCCAATAACCATACTAGACATAACCCTATCCGTATAACCCTCTCTATCGATAAAGTCTTCTATCTCTAAGAGCTTTGAATAAAGTTCAGAAAAAAATTCTGTGTCTTTATAGTTCATGATGTATTTTTGACGAAGATACAAAATTTATTTCATGCCAAGGTCAGAAGTTAAAAAGAAAAGATTATTTAGAGAGGTATCTTTTTTACACAGTAGGTATATTAATAAGAACTATTTGAAGAACTTACGTAAAGTAAGGACTAAGTTTTGCAAAGACAGAGACATTAGTTTTAGCCACTTAGAATTTATTCTTTGGTCATACGACAAAGAGTTCTGGACCATCAACTATGCTGTTGAAGATTACGGTTTTAATAAGAAGAATTTTGAGAACAGGATCTTATGGCCTCTTCTAAATGAAGGGTATGTATACAAACACTTTGATAAACTTACTCCATCTGCCACAGCAGAAGACCATATGTTTAGAGAAGAAACAAAGTTTAACTACAGAGTAAGATATGGGATAACACAAAAAGCCCGAATGTTAATTCAAGCTTTCTACAATAGATTAGAAGATTAAATTACTGAGTACGTTGTTTTCCCGTTCTCACGAGTAGCTTTGAGACAACGCTTACGGTTTTCCCCGTCATGTACATAAGACACGTGAACCCAATCAGGATTATCGTCCGTACCAAACTCCCAGATAATTTGATCAAATTCAAGATTATAACGAATGTAATCAAATAGATCAGCATTAGTAATCCTTCCGTAAACATCAGCATCCAGGTCGAGCGCTCTTCCTTCCATGTGTTGACTGCGCTTACTACCTCCGATAGCACGGTTGAGCTCAGGCCCACGATACCCTGACGACACATATATAGGAACTCCGAAATGATCTCGACAAGGTTGAAAAATATTTTCTGCAATTTCTTTAAGATTTGTAACAACCCAATCTTCATGAGGGGTATTATCTATCCCTAATCTTTTTGCTGAGCTGCTCTTTATGCATTCAGCCAATGTTAAATTCTTAGACAGCTTCATATCTAGTTGTATGCTCCGCACCCAGCATCAGTGCAATTATTACCTCCAAAACCTATTCCAGCTGCTGCAGTTCTTGCTTGATTCTTTCTAGCAGTCCTGCGTGTTTGTCTTGCTTTCTTTCTAGTAGAGGATTTTCTCTTTCTTTTATTCTTTTTCCTTTGCTTTTCTTTAAACTTATCTAGACCTTCTTGCCCCTCCCCAAACTTTCTTTCAAACTTTCTAGTTTCCTTCCTATCTTGTCTATCCATTTTATCTTTGTCAAGACCAGTAAACTTACGCATCTCTTTAGCAAGCTTTTTTGCTTCACCTTTCTTTCTCTTTCCAGAAGAGTCAAAGCGACTACCAAGTTTAGCGTCTGTTAGGTTACGCTCAGCCTTTTGTTTTGGAGTTTCTTTAAACTCAAAAGACATTACTTCTCCGTTTTCTTCTTTCTTCTTTTTGTTTTTACCTCCTTTTTGGTATTTGATCGCTTTCATGTGGCAAATATAGTGAAAAATCAAAGATAGTCTTTGCGCCTTTACAGCAATAATCGTAACAGCCTTGTGTTGTAAACACACATTATCTTACTCAAGCTGCGTATCTACTTGTCAGCTACAAACGCTTAGCTGCTTGGCGAAGTTACAGCAGAAAATCTGAAAAGTCAAGTGCTTAAGTTAACGTTTAAGTAAAATATGTTAAGTAGTTGGTATATAACAGCTTGAGCATTTTATAAGGTTTAGGCAAACCTAGGTTCTTAACTCAAAAAATT